ATAGCTGGATCTTTACCATTTGCTCTTGGTGCAAGTAATGCACCTTGAACAGAACCTAATCCAACATAGAATGATGGAACTGTAGAAATACCAATATTAACTTCAAACTGAGTAGCACTGTTAATCTTAGTTACTGGAGTACCATTATAATAAGGATCTGGTTTTCTTGGATATCTGTGATTGGTTGCATTACCATCTTTAGCACACTGGAATGTTAACGATTCAGTCTCTAATTTGATACTAGTTCCAGTTTGTAATGTATGAGCACCAATTGTCATAGTCATAATACCAGATACTGCATCATAATCAGCAGCAGATACGTTATGACTTACTAAAGGAGATGTACCAACATTAAGACTAAATGTATCAGCAGTTGTAGAAGCAACACTAACTGCAGTATCATGAATAGGATCTGTTGTACGTGGATATGAATGCAATGATGCATAATTATCCATTGCACATCTAAGAACTATTCCATTAGTTGAAATAGTAACATTATCAGATGTTGTTAATCCATGTGCAGCAGAGGTAAATGTTATAATTCCAGCAGCAGGATTATAATCAGCAGCAGTTGGTGTAAGTGTAGTTGTAGTTCCTCCTATACTAATACATCCAGCAACAGCCTCTACAAATTGATGTTGATAATTACCACCACTCTTAACAGCACCAGCAGTTGCTGAAACAAAATTATGTGCATATTGATCATTCGGAGAACCAAAACCAACATCTATTGTAATTGTAGTTGATGTTGTTGCTGCAATTGAAACTGCTGTATTGTAAGTTGGATCTTCTCCTCTTGGATAGTAATGAGTTGAAGCACCATTATCTAAACCACATGTAAATGCTAATCCAGTAAAGATAACATCCTTATTAACAACTAATCCATGACCACCATTAGTGGTGACAGTCATGATACCAACTACATTATTATAATCAGCTGTTGTAATTCCTAATCTTGGAGAATATTCACAAGTAAATGCTATTCCAGATAGTTTAGCTTCATCTCCTACAATTAATCCATGTTTACCACGAGTAGTAACAGTTGTTATTCCTGTAGTGTGATCATATACAACATTATTAATTGTTTTCTGTTTATAAAATACATGAGGATTAGTTACTGCAACTCCAGTTACATGCCCACCAGATACAGTAGCAGTTCCTACATTAATTAGTTTTGCACCACTATGAGTAGCAACCCCAACAGATACTGTCTGAACACCTGATCTATAACCAGATCCAGTGTTTCCTATAGAGATAGAACTAATAGTTCCTGCAGCAGATACAACCGCAGTTCCACCAGCAGCAACTAATGGTTGATAACCAAGTCCATTAGTTGACCCAACTGATAATATTATTCCACCTTTAGGGAATGATGAAATACCAACATCATTTGTAATAGTACGAGCTGTTCCAACAAATGATAATGTAGTAACACCTACATTTCCTGGTTCATCAAAAACATAATTATTTGTTGCACCAGGATCTTGGAATATATCATTAATTAAAATAATAGCATTATCATCTTTAATTCCAGTTACATTAGATCCACTAGATTTTAAAGTAAAATTCTTATTAATAGAATTAAATTGTGATGATACATCATCAAAAATATAGTTTTTAGCATATGTTTCATTTACACCACCTAAAGCTCCAGATCTTATGAATGATCTTCCTTGGAAACTAGAACTTGTAGATACACCTACCCAATCCCTACTATCAGGTGGATTGGTAGTAGAGCTCATAGGAAGGTTTCCATGAGGTGCAGTTACAAAATTAATTGTATTACCAACAATATTATAATCACCAGTTACTTTGGTTACTAAATCACCAGTAGTATAACCAACACTTTGTGTTCCTAACCAAGGTCTCTTAACTCTAATATAATTGGTGCTTCCTATACCAACACCTTGAATCTTCATTATCTCATTACCAACTTTAACTAAATCTCCACTAAAGAACGAAGTGATTCCCGTAAACGGTATCAAGTCATCAGCAAAACTAATTTCAGATGCTATTGTTGTTGTAACTGCAGATGCAACAACTGGAGATTGAATTGCATTATCAATTGCAACAAGAACCTTAGAATTTTGATTTGTAGATACGAATCTATGAGATGTACCAATACCAACATGAGTTATATCTAAACTCTGTGGTGAGGGTTTCAATGCATTTTCAGCACTTGATGCCAACTTAATAAAGTTATCATCAATCTTAATAACATACAAATCACCAGGCATCTTATCGGTAGTTCCTATACCAACAAAATTAGTGGAAGTAATTCCTATTGCTTGAGTTGATGCAGCCCCAGCATGTCTATAGTTTATTTTCTCACCACTAACAAAGAAGTGATTTGGTATCTTAACAGTATCACTAGTAACAGAAACAATACCAACATCATTTCCAAGG